AGTCACCGTTGACTTCTCAATTGAGAAAGCCATTTCAGCAAATTGTGAAGCGTCAGAACCATGGCCTAAGCCTTCAGCAGCCGCTGTTGTCATACCAGTTCCAGTAGTGTAGTTTGGTCCTGCACCTGGAATAGGAGCGTCGTTAAGCACAGCTGGGTTTTCACCAGAGTGTGCAGTTGATGAGAATCCGTTTGCACTTGATCCACCAGCTGATCTTCCTGAGAAGTCAGTATCAGCTTCGTCAAATAGAGCTTCTGTGCCAGATTGGCTTGAGAATCTACTTCTCATAGCGAAAATAAGGCCAGTTGGACCTGACATTGGTTGCACACCACAGATGTCGTATGCGATCAAGTTAGGCATTGCTCTTCTAACTAGTGAAATAAGAATTGGATTCCAGTTTTGTATAGAAGAACCAGTAGCGTTTGATGGAGCAGACTCACTCATAAACTGAGCGTCTTCTTTCAAACTTTTCTCTTGGTTTTCTAGTACAACAGAAGTGACTGCTCTTTTATAACTATCATTGATCTTTGGAAGATCAGGATGGTCTAAAACAGGCTGCCACTTGTTTTGTATAGATTCAGATAAAAACATTTTTGTTTTCTCCCTCTTTCTTATTTTTAGTTTAAATTTAAACTTACTAAAAAGTCAAAACTAGTATAACTTCTTAGCATTTGTTTTACTAATTGCAGCTGAGTATGCAGCCATTGACTCAGACATATCAATATCTGAAGTCGGATCTGTTGCAGCTACTTCATTAGATTCGTTATCACTTGCTTTCTGAGCAGGGAAATAAGAATTTTTAATTGTTTCTACTTTTCCTCTGTAATCAGCAGCATCCACATATTCAATACTTTCTGCTAAACCTTTAAGTTTTTCTTTTTCAGTTTCAGCAAGATCACTAGATACGTCATTTATAATTTCATCTCTAGCAAATTCGCCAATTTTCTGATTTAACTCAACATTAGTTTCTAACGTCTTGTTCATTTCTTCTTTTAACTTAACGATTTCTGCAGCTTGATCCTCAACAACATCAAATTTACTTTCAGGTAAATCAATGTAGTGAGTTTCAAAAAGTTTTTTCATACCACCGATAAAGTCTTCAGTAATTTCTGACTTCAGACCTTTCTCAATAGCAAGTTCGTTGTCTTTCATCCAAGACTCGACAACGTAATTTAGATAAGCGTCAACTTTTTCTACGATTTCTTCTTTAGTTTCTTCAACTTTATCAGCAACCTTAGCTTCGTATTCGCCTTCTAATTTCTCAATTTCTTCTACAAGTTTTGCTTTGACAGCAGATTCGAATATTGTAGCAGCTTTTGCTTTAAACTCTTCCGATAGTTCTTCACCATCTGTAAGAGCAGCTACGTCTTCTTTCATATCCATATCTTTTACTTTGTCTTTTGCAGAAGCTTTGATTTCTTTTTTCTCGTCTTCTTTTTCTTCTTTAACTTCTTTGTCGTGCTCTTTATTTGCTTTAATGTCTTTCTTTTCGTCTTCTTTTTCTTCTTTAACTTCTTTGTCTTTTTGAGCTTTAAGTTCTTTCTTCTCACCATCGTGAGCAGTTTCTTTTTTCTCTTGTGACTTTTTAAGAGCGTCTAAAGCAGCTTTTGGCATTTCACCTTCGTTCATATCTTTTTCTTTTTCTACTTCTGCCTTTAACTCATCTTTTTTGTCAGACATTTCTTTTTTCATTTTTTCAATTTCAGCTTTAATCATCTCTGATTTTTTGTCTTCAGCTTCTTTCATATCGTCTTTTTTATCATTTTGAGCATTCATTTTTTTGATGTCAGCTTGTGCCTTCATCATTTTTTCTTTGTCAGCCATAGCTTTCAAATCTTCTTTTTCTTTCTCATCAGCTTCTTTAACTTCTTCTTTGTCTTCGTAAGTTTCAGATTTAGGTTTCATATCGTAACCAGCTTTAAGAGATTGCATTGGCTCAGCAGGTTTTGCACTCTTTTGGTGTGCGTCACCAGTAATGTGGTTAACGCCTTGTGCGAAATCAATTTTGCCATCAGTTGGGCTTGTGACAGCCTTTGTGATAACATTCTGAATAGTTGCGCCTAAAGATTTAGGTGCTTCTGCTGGAGCGGCATTCTTTTTAGGAAGATCAGCTTGTGCTTTCATCATTTCTTTACCGTTTTCCATTTTTGGTTTCCTCTTAATTATTAATGTTAATTTGCAATAATAGACTAAAATATAGTCAATTATTATTTATAAAATTACAGTTTTTTAAGAAAGTTCTCAAACACAATAGCATTTTTCTCTGCTCTTGCGATACGTTCTTTACTCTCAACCTGTTGTTTTAATTCTTTAACCTGTGCTTCTTTCAAAATCCCATTATCCCAAATCCATTCTTTGCCTTCCATAATGCCTTCTACGAAAGCGTCTGGAGCAGATGGATCAGCAACTATGTCAGCTGCTGTCGCAAGGTAAAAATCGTTATTGACTACATTGGCACCTTGACTATTTGATAGTGTGCCCATACCTCGGGAAGAAACGCCTAATCTTGCACCTTCATCTATAAGTGACTTCACAATTTTTCCATATGGTGTGTCTAGGACTCTTGCTTCTCCGATAAAATTATTGCCTTCTGGATACAGAGCTTTAATCATATGTGATACTCTCTCTAGGTTGACAGTAGGTCCGTCAGGATGTCCTAGTTCGCCAAATGCTCTGTTTTTATTGATAAATTCTCTGTTGTATCTAACAACTTCTCTTTGTAGTATCTCTTTTGGATACATTCTGCCATTTTTATTTTTAATGTCAGATTGCATAAAGATACCTTTAATGGCATAATTTTTCTTGCCATTTGTTTCTTCTACAATGTATTCCGCTTGTTCTATTTCTTCGGTAATTAGCTTCATAAGTATCTATCTCTTAATTTCTCTACTAATATTTATACAAATTTTTATCTAAACTCGGCAATAATAGTGTAATTATCACCATTTGCAAAATTCTTTGTGGATAGTAAAACATCACCTGTCGGTGTTGATGAGTTGTTTGTAATCTCATTACCATCTGCCCTTAAATCCCAAAAACCGTGACCAGACAATAAAACTGCGGTAGCGTTTGTTTCGCCATCCCATATCAGTTCTACTGCTGATTTACTATCAGAGGTGTTAATAGACCAATATAACTTTGATATTTTTCTATTACCATCTTCAGTCATAAAAGTTAATTCAGAAGCGTCAACTTTTTTGACTAGAGTCTCACCTGTACCATCAGAGAAGTTTGTAAGTTTAGTTGTAAACTTGACACCTGAAGTATCTGCGATTGTTAAACTTGAAACTGTATCAGCCATTTGTAAATCCTTTTTCTTTTCTAAATTCTACTATTATATTATATGTTGACACCGTACTATCAGTTGACACAAGCACATCACCTGTCGGGTTGACAAGCGAAATGCCTGTGTCTTCTTGTTTAATTCGTGGTTCGTTTTTCTTCAAACCGTAATTACCTCGGCCACTAAATTGTGTTGCGACCTGTTCATCTGTCTCGGCGTCAAAGAAAAAAGTTAAATTTCCTGAACCGAGTATCTCGTAATACAAGTGTGCAATTGACAAGTTAGGACTCGCCGTTGCGCCTGATAATATACTTGCGTCTAATAATGTATTCTTTGTTTCACCACCTAGACCATTTGCTTTAACAATAACTTTCTTATTATCATCAGCTAATGTTTCAGTAGTGAACGCCATTATTAACTATAATTAAAACTGTCTTTTACAACTTCTATCACAACATAACCACTAGCACTTGCCGTAGTGATTGAAATGTCACCATCGGTTGCGTGATTAGCTGCACCTGCTGAGTTTACAATTGTACCAGAGTCATATCTTTCACTGCCTGATATTGAAATTGCTTTCTCTGAAGTTGCACCATTTTTTATAAATGATATTGTAGCGTAACCTGTAAGCGCAAATTTTAGACCTCTAATTTTCAGTTGCCCATTGTTTTGATGAGCGTCTAATCCAGAAGCGTCAATTACGGTTGTGGTAGCGCTGTCATTTGTAAATTCCACTAATACTTTTGCAAACCCTCTAGTGTCTGATAGAGTTCTACTTGATATTGCCATATGCTATTCCCTTTACCTTTATCTTCTTAAAATTGTTAATGTTTCTTTGTCAAAGTAATTCATTAAATCGTTCACCTTAACATTATACATTTTAGAGGCCGCTTTGACATTCTTCTCAAAGTCAGCGATTACATCTGCTGATTTATCAGCAGCTCTAAAAACCATATCTACAGCTTTCTTCATTTTAGGCGATAACTTATTGTACTGCCTAGTTCGCTTGTAGTCGTTGCCTTCAGTAATACTTTCTTCTTTAAATTTACTGAGCGTCTTCTTCATCTGCAGGCACCTCTTCAGCAGGAGTTTCCTCTGCTGGTTGTTCTATGTTTTGTCCAGAGAATACATCTGCCTCAGGTGCCTCAACACCTTTAACTCCTGTAAACATAGATTTTGCCACATCAGTTTTTGAGTCATCTAAAGTAGCACTAACTTTATCTGCCATAATATCATTAAAGTTTTTTTGTGCTTCTGTATTGTCTCCTTTATCCAAGTTGTCAATCATATTTTTTAAATTTTCTTTACTCATCTTTTATCTCCGTTTCATTATCTTT